CCAGAAGAATCCGTAGAAACTACCGAGGAGGAAAGTGATAATGGATAGTATAATGAGTATGGTTACTTGGATAACTACAATCGTTACCGTTGCTTCAATCGTAGCAGCGTCAACATCTACACCCAAAGATGATGAATGGATTGGTAAGCTGTATAAGTTTATTGATCTGTTGGCTATCAATATAGGTAAAGCCAAACAATAAAATAAATGTCTGAAGCTGTTGCTTTAATAACCGAGCTAGGTTTTCCTATTGCAGCGGCTTTAGGCCTAGGCATGTTTGTCTGGAAGCTTATCAATCGTATTATTGATGGTATGGAAACCAAGCTTGATACTTTAGATGAAAAAGTTCAAACAAGTTTAAATACGATGGAAGAACGAGTATCAACAAAACTTGATAGTCAATACGGTATTATTGTAAGCTTAATAGACAGAGTAAGAGCCTTAGACAACCAAAGTATTCGACAAGACGTTCTGCTCAAGACTTTATTAGGAGTTCCTAATTTAGTTGATATTGATAAAATTGCAAAAGCGGATAGAGATGACCAAAGAAAAGACTGATAGTATTTGGATATATAGAATAGCATTTGGATGCTTATTATTATTTATATTATTGATACTAACTAATCCGTTATGGGCCGATGAAATGGTTCATAAATTCAAGTCGCCATCATTTTCCGGTATCGGCACTTCTGCCCACTATCTTACAATCGAGAACCAACAATATACTCGTAAAATGACGCTTAAAGCAGAACTAAAAGCGTTACAAGATGAGATAGAAAGAGACAAAGAAAATACTACTTTAGCTAGGTTTATACGTAATCTAGAGTCTAGAATTTACGCTCAGCTATCAAGACAGTTGGTAGAAAATTTATTTGGCGAAACACCTAGCGATAGCGGCGTATTAGAATTAGAGGGTAATAGAATAGAGTATAATGTTGTTGACGGAATTATAACTTTAAATATAACAGATTCAGATGGTAATACGACAACTATATCTCTTCCTATCGGCAGCTTTACTTTCTAGTTGCGCGTTAATAATAGATCCGTTAGAAAATAATTTACCTCCCATACAAAAAATAGAAAAGCCAGAAGTTGGCACCCTTTTAGTTCCAGAGCTTGCTAATATAAAAGCTAATAATAAAGCTAAACCTGTTGTAGCTATTTATCAAGGATCTTTTGCCGATCAAACCGGTCAAAGACGAAGCAATAGTTCGTATGCAACTTTTTCTTCCGCTGTTACCCAGGCTCCAGATGCCTATCTTATTAGAGCTTTAAAACATGCTGGTAGTAATTACGATGGTTTTTTTGAGGTTGTAGAGCGTGTTGGCTTAGACAACGTAACTAAAGAACGTCAGATTATTCGCAGTACCAGGCAAGAATTTAAAGAAGATACAAAACTTCAACCTTTGATGTTTGCTGGTTTGATAATGCAAGGAGGCGTGATATCATATGAGAGCAACGTAAAATCTGGTGGCGCAGGTGCTAGATATCTTGGGATAGGAATGTCTAGACAATACAAACAAGATACCGTTACCATATCCTTACGAACAGTTTCCGTCAGTACCGGCAAAGTACTGCTAGAGGTTCTCGTAACCAAAACAATATTAAGTGCATCTATTGACCAGGATGTGTTTAGGTTTATAACCGATTCAACAGAACTTGTTGAAATAGAAAACGGTTTAGTTAGAAACGAATCTATTAATATTGCCTTACAAACAGCTATAGAAACAGCTGTATTACAAACAATAAAAGAAGGAACAACAAAGGGATATTGGAAGATATATGAATAAAAATGATATAGGGGTAATAAGCTATTACAGTATATTAGGATTAACTTTTTTTGGATTATCTGCTTATTCTGCAGATAACGAGATATATGTTGATCAGTCTGGAGCAACAGCAAATATAGACTTAGAGCAATTAGGCTCATCTAATATTATAGGCGGTCTTAACTCTGTAGCAGGTACGCTTACCGCTCTAGATTTAGACGGTTTAAATTTAACGCTAGATATAAACCAAATAGGTAATACCAATAAATTCTTAGGTGACATCCTAGGCGATAATATTACTGGCTTTTTTGAGTTTGATGGGGATGGTAATAACTTTACTATACAAGCTGATCCTACAGATACTTATGGAATAGACAGTTCTGATTTTAATGTTGATGTTACCGGAAGCTCTAATACCTTTACGTTAGATGTAGGTACAAGTGCTTTAGCTTCAAACCTTGATTTAGATTGGATAATTAACGGCGACAGCAACACTTTTGATTTTGATATAAACTATGATGGTGCTACTAATTATGTTGATGTAGACGGAGATAGCAATACAATAAACTTTACAGGAAGCGGATATGCAGGCGGATATTTCTACCTCGACCAAACAGGTAACAGCAGAACATTTAATATCACCCAATCGTCAACGCTTGCAGCAGACTGGCTTAAAATTGAAACTACTGGTTCTAACGGTACTATTTGCGTCGTTCAAAACGACGGCGGAACAACTACCGGCTGTTGATGTAGGAAACATATCTGAACTATCAGGTTCTGCTAGAGTTCTAAGAGAAAAACCGTATAATGCCGAGTTGGATTTTGACATTCAACAAAACGATGAGGCTGTAACAACGAATGGTCGTATGGCTATTACGTTTTTAGATGACTCAAAAGTAAAATTAACGGAACATTCTCAACTAACGATAGATGAATATATCTTTGACCCAAATCCTAGTAAATCTAAAATGGCTATCACCTTTGGTTTGGGTACGGCTAGATTTATTACTGGTTCTTTAAATAAGATAGATAAGTCTAATATAGACCTTAAGACTCCTACCGCTAATATAGCAATCAGAGGAACAGACTTTACAGTTACTGTAGACGAAACAGGTCGTAGTTTATTAATACTTTTACCAGATGAATTTGGTAACGCCAGCGGCGAAATATTGGTAACAACTGCGATGGGAACTGTTACCCTTAATAAACCTTACGAAGCTACAACCGTAGACGTATTTGAAAAATCTCCAAGCTCTCCTGTTATTTTAGATCTTACCTTAGATATTATTGACAATATGCTAATCGTAAATCCGCCTAAAGAAGAAGTCGTTTTAGAGGAAACAGTACAAACGCAAAAGAAAAACATATTAGATTTTAACGATTTAGATATAGATTACTTAGAAGAAGATTTTTTTAAAGAAAACGAGTTAGAGTTTACCGAGTTAGATATAAATTATCTTGACGTAAACTTTTTAGAAGATTTACTAGATGTTATAGATGCTTTACAAGAAATAAAACAAGAAGATCAGTTGGCCCAAGATGCTACATCTATAAATTTAGTTGGTACTAATTTAGGCCAGGACTTAAATACGCAGATTACATCTTACGTAACTGGAGAAATACTTACTTTGATGAGAAGTGTTAGCGATGCTGCTAGAGTAGATATAGATTCATCTGGTAGCTATACTGTTATTTTTATTCAAGATGGCGTATCTAGAATAATAAAAGTAAACGGAGGAACGGGTAGTACAATAAAAATAACCCAAAGTAATTAATAAATAATATGAATAAATTATTATTACCAATACTTATAATACTGGGATTGCCTTTAGTATTTCAAAGTACGCCTACCGAAATATTAAAACTAAAAATATTTGACGCTTTTGTTCAAACGCCAGAACCATCTGGTTACTTTACTATTTTAAATATTACCGAAGAAGATATAGACGCAGAAGGCGGTTGGCCTATACCCAGACAAAGATTGGGAAATATACATGCAGAACTAATAGAAAAAGGTGCTTTGGGTGTAGGTTGGGTTGTTAGCTTTCCGCATCCCGATAGATTTGGGGGCGATAGATTTTTTGCAGAGTCCTTAAAGTATGGTACATCTATTTTGGCTTCATTTGAATACCCAAATCAAATATACCCAAAAACAGTTGGTACGGTCATCAAGGGACCTGATGTTGGTGGTATGCTAGCAAAGGGTGTGGTACAGAATACTCACAAACTTAGAAACGACTATATACAAGAAGGTATATCTGCTGCACCCACCGATCTTGATAATCTGGTTAGAAGAATCCCTTTATTGTTTAGAACCCCAGACGGATACGTAAGTTCTTTTGGTACAGAAGTATTAAAAAGCTTAGCAGGAGCAAAAACCTATATTATTAAAACCAACGAGCTTGGTATTGAAGAAATTACTGTTCAAGGATTACCTCCTGTTAAAACTGATAGTCTTGGTCGTAAGTGGATTAGTTGGGTAAAGACTCCAGAAACTAATTTACAAGAAATGGATGTAGAAGGTAAGTTTGTTTTTCTTGGTATAACTGCTCCTGGAATTATGCCTCAAGTTGCAACTCCGGCTGGATTATTAGAGCCACATAAAATTCAAGCAGCATTATCTGAGTCAATTCTTATTCAAAACTCTCCAAGAATACCAGAATGGCATTTAGCAGCCGAAATTTTAATTTTGGGAATTTTTATCACCATGACGTGGCTCACAATCAATTATCTTGGTGTAGTTAAGGGTCTAAGTATCGCTACAATTTTACTCTTCACCACGGGCTTCTCAGGCGTTTTTAGCATTCAGAAGGGCATTTTATTGGATTTTTCATGGACTTTTATATCTCAAATTATAACTTCTACCGTTGCTTTTTATATAAACTACAAAAAACAATATAAACTGCGTCAACAGATCAAAAAACAGTTTGAACATTATTTAGATCCAAGACAAGTAAAACAATTACAAGACAATCCTGAGTTATTAAAACTTGGTGGCGAGAAAAAATATTGCACATTTTTATTTACAGACGTTAGAGGTTTTACATCTTTATCAGAAAAACTAGAACCAGAAGAAGTTACAGATATAATGAACAGAGTGCTTACTGAACAAGTTAATTGCATTCAAGCTCATGGTGGTATGGTTGATAAGTTTATAGGCGACGCATGTATGGCCATCTTTAATGCCCCCCTTGAAATAGATGACCATGAAAAACGTGCCGTCGCCTGTGCCCAAGATATGCGTACAGCGATTCGCATGTTACAAAAAGAATTACCTGAACCTATTGCAATTGGTATTGGTGTAAATTCAGGAGAAGCAGTAGTGGGCAATATGGGATCTAATACTAGATTTGACTACTCAGCTATAGGTGACGCGGTAAATACAGCAGCTCGTCTTGAGTCTGCAACTAAAGAAGCTGGTGTTGACATACTAATTGGTGAAGCTACAATTAAGAAAACGCAAAATGGTGTTTTTCATAAAAAAATATACGTAAAAGGAAAAAAGAAACCGTTAAAGGTTTATACTATATAAATGGCGACAACAAGACCAACAACATTAACTGTAGCGGCAGATCTTGCCAAGCATGAGGCCCAATGTTCTGAGCGTTGGAAGACAGCCTTTAATGAATTTGCTGATATAAAAAGCGAAATATCTTCTATTAATAATACAATTAAAATGACAACCTTCGGAGTATTTGGCTTTATAGGCGCTCTAGCTATAGCCTTAGTATCTGTTCTACTATGAAATTTAAAGGATTATTAAAAAACGTTGTAGGCGCAGTAGCTCCTACACTTGGTACAGCTTTGGGTGGACCTATGGGCGGTATGGCTGCGAATATGATATCCGAAGTATTGGGAGTTCCAAATAATCCCAGATCTATTGAAACAGCAATTCAAAATGCAACTCCAGAACAAATGCTACAGCTTAAAAAAGCTGAAAAAGACTTTGAGATAAAAATGAAAGAGCTTGAAGTTGACATCTTTGCTTTAGAAGCAAAAGAAAAAGAAAACGCTAGGGGTTACTTTTCTAAAGACTGGACTGCAAGAATAATTGGTATAGCAACCATAGGTGGTTTTTTAGGTTATATATTTTTGGTTACGTTACAACCGCCAGAACAAAACTCAGAAGCTTTAATTAATTTAGTATTAGGATATTTAGGTGGATTGGCTAGCGCAATTATTTCGTTTTATTTTGGGGCTTCTAACTCAAGCAACAAAGGAGACTAATATGAATATATCTCAAGAAGGCTTATGCCTTATTAAAAAGTTTGAAGGCTGCGAGCTTGAAGCTTATAAATGTGCAGCAGGAGTTTGGACTATAGGTTATGGTTCTACCAAAGGTGTAAAAGAAGGCGATACTATAACTCAGGAAGAAGCTGATCATCTTTTATTAGAAGAGATGAAAGAATACGAAGGATATATAAACGATTTAGTTGAAGTGGATCTAAGCCAAAATCAATTCGACGCTTTAGTATCTTGGGTATTTAATCTTGGTCCAGCTAATTTAAAAGCGTCTACGATGTTAAAAGTTTTAAATAATAAAGAATACGAAGATGTGCCTGCGCAAATGCAAAGATGGAATAAAGCAGGCGGAAAAGTTTTGGAAGGTTTGGTAAGGAGAAGAAACGCGGAATCTCTACTATTTGAAGGCAAAGAGTGGGGAAAAATATAAGGAGATAAAATGCCACATGCTACAACGCGTATTGCGTTAGCAGGTGAATATTTGGCAGCGTCATATTTGATGAGATATTGCGACTCTGTTATTTTAGCTCCAGCAGGTCATCGTTCCGATTTAATTTTAGACCATCAAGGTCAACTCTATAAAGTACAAGTAAAGACTACAAACAGCACCTATAAACGCA